ATCTTCAGTTTCTTCGATGTCTTCGATGGGTTCAGACAATGTAGCACTTGAATGTGTTGTACTACTGCTTTCTTCATCTGTCAGATCCTCACTAAATGATAGGGGTCCTTCTATTAACTCTTCTTTTTCCTGGGTTTTACTTGTTTGTTCAATATTTCTGATAGGGTTGAATCTAGAGTACTCAAATTTCAGGTCTGCAAAACTTGCCTTATTAAATTGGTCAGCCAACAGTTCTTCTGGTATAACCGGTGATACCTTTTTCTTAAAATTGAAGACAAGGGATTCTTTAGGTAAATCCTGCCCTGCTGACTCACTCACACTTTTGTAGTTTGGTAGTGTAGGCTCCCTTTGCACCAATCCAGGCATATCTTTTATTAACTGCTCAAAACCAATCAATGCACGTTTGTGCTCAAATTTTAGCAGACCTGTGCAATCTAATTGAGTTCTTGTTGAGTCATTTAAGTAATGAAATAATATTCCTCTTTCTCCTAATTCTTGCACTGACACACCAGATATTTCTGCTCTGACCCCTTGTAATTTGTAAAGTGGTCCGCAGAGATTCAAGTTGAGTCTGAATAGTCTAACACCACCTGCACTTGCAGCAGCAGTCTTGTCATCTATTGTGACTTCAATATTACGGTTTAATGATTTTGAATATTTACTGCCAAATGGGACTTGTTTCACCTCAATGTTTAATCTGCAGTAAGGATTGTTCATGAAACTAGAGGTGTGGACTGAACCATGCCTATAAAAAGACTTGCCTGGTATTTTCAGTATACTTGGCAAATTTGTTGACGGTATTTTATTTATCAAACCCTGTTCTAGCTCATTTTGTAGTGCACCTATAGTGACCTCACCCCATAAATGCCTTGATATAAGGTGGATATACCCAAACCTTGTAAGCTGTGAAACTGAACCAATTACAGTAATCCCTTGCCCCTTCACCTTAACAGCTACATAATTTGAATTCTGATATATTAAATATACAGCATCCTCTATTTCAACCTCATCTCTAATCTGCAGCCTATCTTTTAGCTCTTTGATTTCCCTGTTTTTCTGTTCTATATTTGGGTTTATAAATGAGTAACGGTAACCCAGAGAGCCAATACATAGCTCTTCTAGATCAGTTAAATCACCATATAATAAGTATTTAAAAAACCCAGCCATTCGTTTATGGCCTAAATCTCTTAAATCGTCTTTTGCTATACATTCGGACATTAGGATTTGCTTTAAATCATTTGGCTGTTGTACATAAGCGTTCGATAAGGATTCCCTAAATTCACTTCTTGATATTTTGTTCTTTACACATAGGAAATAGTATATCTGAGTTAAATTCTCTAGTACAATGTTTCTCAATGTAGTGTACTGTGATGATAGCCTTGCAAATTGCACCTCACCAGTAAATGGGTCACGAACCTCCACTTTGACACTTGGCCTATAATTGCAGTACCTTGATGGGTGTACGCCGTGGGATAGCCAAGATGAGAAATATACTACAACACTCTTATCTGAATGGGTGGAGTGACCTAACCCGTATCTGCTACCAACAACCTGGGACTTGACAATAGAGAACAAGGGTATTAAGTCTTGTCCTTGCAAGTCCTTCAACTGTATTTTTAAGACATTTTCCAACGTAGCAACATCTTGGTCAAGCAATGTTGGTCTTCTGGGTGCTCTTTTGTCTGCCAAGAACCTCTCCTTGCTTATGCCGTATTGTAATATATGTGACACATCATTGTGTAAATTCAAACTCCTCAAAGGTTGAGGTAGCTTTAATGCAGTTGCAGGTAAAGGCCTATCTTCAGTAAGATCAATAGTTGAGTTTTCAAGCATTTCAAATAAGAGATTAACAGTACTGTTGAAGTTAGTCAGTATATTTGTAATATCTTTATTTGGCTGATGGCTAAACTTACTGCAAACCTGCTTATAATAAGCCTGGATAGTTAATGGCTCTTCTGACCAACCTACATTAATGCACTTTTGTGAGACAAAGAATGATAATCGAAGCAGTAAAGAAACACGGCTTAACTGTGTGTATGCTTTTGCAAATGACCTGTTATAATATATTGACTTTATCCAATTCAACAGCAACACAGGTTCATTAGGTTTCATTATATTATACTCAGGGTAATCCCTAAAGAAATCTTTTGCATCTTCAAATGACACATCTAGTTTGCTTCGAATGTACTTGATGGAGCCACCACTGACTTTGCCCAAATATGAGGGGGTGTACAAGTCACCATGCTCTTGCAGCTTATATGTGTCAATTGGCCTGCCATATCTCTCTGACAGTTTATATAAGTTGTAGATTTCAAATTTCGCTTTTTCACAGTATTTGTACAACCTAACTTCATTAACAGAGGCATATGTATTTATATAAAATATCGGCAAGCAATCTGGGCATCCGAATAATTGGGTTGGGGTATGAAAAGGTTTGCTTGAGTACTCACCCTCATTTCGCATCCCCTTTAGCAAACCATAGGCTCTATAGAGATTTAAGCACTGTAACCTCTGCTGTATATATGCAGTAATAATACTGACACCAAGCCTAACACTTTCCCCAGCTCTAGAGCAAGCAGTCATTATGTCCTGCTGGTAACCATCAGATGCCAAATTCAAACCAACTTCTTTTGTTTTCTTTATAGAAGGGTAAGCCATCTGACCATTGAATGACATTAGAGAAATGAACTCCATGATGTAATGTTGGCAGTTTGTTTTTTTGCTACTATCTGTTATGCCAACAAGCCTCTGCATCAATTTATGGTATACTCTAAAATCAAGGAAATCCCAGTAGCTCTGGCACCTCACAACTAGGACATAATCATCTGAGTGTTCAAGATGTCTAACTGAAATCAGCCTGTTTGGGCCAAATCTTTCATCCCATAGTCTAATTGCAAGTCTTGTAGCCAATACAGCTTTGACTGAAGATGAGTAATTAAACATCCCTTGTAAAAAATTTTGTGTACTAGCTTTGGATGTACCTTCTTTTAAATATTCTGTTTTAGAAGTTATGAATTTAGTACCCTGCATTAATTCATTCGGATAGTTTATCCTCTTGGTTGTCCAGAGAGCCAATACACATTTCAAATATGGTTTCACATTTTGGGATATGTTCAGCCCATCAATCATTCCCCAAAATGATGCCATAGTCTCACTTGCTGACCATTTACTACAATCCCCATTAACGAATAATTGCAGATAACTCTTATCAGGTGTCCATTTGGTAGATTCATCAGCCATTTCAGCCATATATTTCAGCTTCCCATCACCAGGGACGGATATCATCTCTTCCTTCATATCACGTGCAATTTCTTTAAAGCAATTCTCAAAAACACGCAACATTGCCTTTGCACCTAAGTTCATGACATAAAACTCTCTTTTGGCACCATATTGAGCTTTTATGCATATATCTGCAACAACCCTGCCATTATTTGTGAATATGTTCCAATTGGCTAAATCCAGTACAGTCCTCGTTAGTGGGTGACGGTCTTTAAAGTCACATATACAGTCTATCACCTTAGCCCTCCCACTGGTTTTTGCAGGATTGATCACACTGCCATCCTTAACACCTATTAAAACCCTTAGCTTGGGAGTATAAGATTCATATGGTATTCCAGCTTTTAAAAAATACTGCTTAATTTCTTCTAAATTGTCTGCTTTTCTTTTCTTCACTGTAGATTCTTCATCTTTGTAAGTATACTCAGGAATACAGGCTTTCGTACTTAGTATCTCTGACAATGGTTCACCATTCATAGAGGTTCTAATCCTCCCATTGGTAGTTGGATGTACAGAACTCGCCTGTGCAGCATGATAGCAAGCATCAACCCAACAGCCCATTGTTTTTTGGCCTGGTTTTAGATCTGACCCTATAACCCATCTTTTTAAAGACTCAAAATCCCTGTATACTCCGTTCCTGGCTTCAATAGTCATCTGCTCAAAGGACCTTTGATAGCAAGTGATGGTTTCTAGACACTTTTTGAACTCATGAAAGGTAGATGCTGGCTCCTTAATCGTATGGACGTAAACAAACAATTCATCAAAGAGATCCTGTAGACTATTTATAGGCTCGTCAGTCCAAATTGATTTTATTGAAATTGACCCACCTGTTGTATCTGCTCGCCGCTTATCATTGACATAATAAGCATGCCTCATTAAAATCCCACCCGGAGTGTTATAACTGTCGATGAGCTGATCACACTTGTTTGCTAAGTTCTTAATCACCCAATAGCAGAAACTGTTTGGGTATCTTGGTGAAAATTTCTCAGAGATCAGACCTGACACGTCACTATACTTACTGATGAATGACATGGAGAGGTACCTTATGTCCATTAGAAACTCAGCTAGACGCTGTGTAGTGCATTGTGCAACCAAGCTCCTGAAACCAAAAACTTTTTTTATCCGTTCTACACCCATGCTTCTATACTTATTTCTAAGGTAAGTATCAAAACCGGTTGACAATGTTGAATAATAGCCATCTGATATAAATGATAACCTGTTGCACTGCAACCTCCTCCATGAGTATATAACATAATAGGTGCCATTAACTGCCCACACTATATGGTTGCCAAATAAGGATGTAACCCAGGACCTGTTTGTAGTTATGACCAAGCTAAAGAATGGATTGCCTAGATCAGACCCCCTGTTTTGTGAACCACCTTGAACAATATGCATGACATTAGGCAATCCGACATTAATAAGTGTATAATCAGTGCTTTTAGTCTTCATATGGTTGAAATGTATCAAACTTTTACATGTTAACGATACACATCTTATCATCTCATATATTGGTGCTTTGCTAATTTCTGAGAAGAAATGTTTAAATTCTTCTAAAGCATGCATTTTAATTTTTGTAGCAGATTCAGAATCAGGCCCAGGTGGTGAACTCATGAACTCATCAACTTTCTTGCTTGTCCCACTTGGTGTGCATACCATGTCATAGAAATTTTGGAAGGTCTCAAAACTATTGGCTGGACAATCAATTGGTTTTTCATATTTTCTGTATGGGTGGTTTTTGCTATATTGCACCCCACTCTTGCTTTGGAAAACAAATGCTTCTCCTGTTAATTGTGGGACACCTAGTACACGACCTTTTGATACAACTGGTCGTTGAGGACTTAGATCAACTCCTAACTTAATAAGATGCTCCCTATACGGCTTACCCTTTGGATGGCTTTTTTTCAACTCAGCATCTTTTTCAGCACTGCCACTATAAGTGTTTGTAACAAACATATTCAAGTCACCTGAATGGGTGATTGCTTTTAATAGAGATTCTCTCAGGAATCTAATTAGAGAAAGCTCAGTAGAGTCCTCTTTGAGGTTGCTGAATTTAGTCAGTATTCTAAGACAATTATTCTGATCTTCAGGCAAATTATAGTCATCACCATCAATGCTCTCCCATGGGGCATGTGCTATGTGGAAGCTAGGCTTTGAACTAGTACTGCTATGTGTAGCCTTACTCATAGTTTTAAAGAATTCCTCCTTGTAGCTTTTCGGGTCAACAATTTTATCTTCCAAAGTTTTTTGAACCTCATGATCATCAGTGAGTTTGTAAAACATGTCCTTAAAATCATCAAAGCTACAATAATCATGCTTGCCTAATAGCTGTGCAATTTCAGTATCTTGCATTGCCTGATTGTAATCAGATTCATCTTTAAATGCTGTATGTTCCGAGCTTAACCAGTCCTCATAATTACTATCACTGAACTTTAGCATCATTTTCAATCTTTGCACTTGTGAGTGGCATTTATCAAACCAATTTCCTAGATCACTCAACTGCGTATCGTTAGGTGGCCATGGTATATAATCATCAATGTAAAACTCTGTGTTGACCAGGTTAGGATGTATGCAAATAGCTCTAAAAGAAGCATCTATGCCCAGTTCTCTTAACCTAGAGATTGCTGGTTCATATTTTGCCTTCTTCTCTATTGCATAAAGTTTTGGGGTTACTGACACACCAGGATCAAAAAATAAAAAAGAATCCCCTAGTTTAACTGTAATATCTGGTGTGTACCTTAAAATATGCTCAGCTTCACAGCCTGTTTGTTCTGCAATTGTGGGGCCAACTCCTAAGATTGCAGTGACAC